ATAATTGAAAGATTAGCCGATGCAGGTGGCAAATTACCAATTGAATTAATACCTGTCTTAGCAATGCAAATGCAATCAACTGATATAAAGGTTAAAGGTGTTATAATGCAATTTGACCTTTTTAAAATTAATGAAGGAGAATTTTGGTCAGAAAGACTTAATGACCATCTTGGATTAAGGGCAAAGTTAAGTGAAAGCGGTAAAAATGGTGCAATTAGCAGATGGGGAAATGGGGAGGCTAATGGGGTGGCTATTGGGGAGGGTAATGCAAAGAAAAGAAAAGAAAAGGAAATAAAAGAAAATGAAACTAATAATAATACTAAAGATAATTTTGTTAATAGTATAGAAGAATATAAAGATATATTAGGTGATTCATATACTGAATTTATAGAATATTGGTGCGAACCAAATAAAAATGGTAAATTGCGTTATGAACTTGAAAAGTTTTTTGATGCAAAAAGAAGAATAAATACTTGGATTAAAAACAAACTTAGATATGGAAATACAAAAACATTTAACCCAACCGCTACAAGTTCAGAAAGAATGGATGCCCTTGCAAAGTGGGTACATAGTTGATAATGAAATAGCTGAAGCATTCAAAGGGAATAAACTTAATCTAGTTTCACCCATTACTTTAAAAGAAAATTTAGCTTATATCTTCACATTGCTAGGTTTTACTAAATATCCTGATACACAGGAAATGGTAGTTATTGAAGATTTCATTAGAACTAGCTATCCATTGTTTACAGTTGAAGAATTCAGGTTAGCATTTAAGATGGCAGTACAGGGTAAATTAGACTGTAGCACAGAACACTATGAAAAATTCAGCCCAAAGTTTATTGGTCAGGTAATGGCAGCATATACAAAAAAAGCATTAGAAGTAAGAAAAATGATAAAACCTATTATAAACGAAATAGAGCCACCAAAATTATCAGATGATGATATTGTATCATTCACACAGAAAGAATGGCTAGAATCGCCTAGAAATGACTTTAATAGAGTATTTAATGCTAATAAGGTATTCGCAATATTATTAAAGCAGGGCAAATTAAAATTTGAGGAACACGAAATGTTACAAATTATCAAGATGGTTAGGGAAGATAATCTATTGAAAATGAATAAATTAGTAGGATTAGATGCAAAGGAGTTTAGTAAAAAACTAAAAGATGATGATTTTATTGATACACAATGTAAAAAATTAGCACTTGTTAAATACTTTGAGGGTCTTTCAGGTTAAATATACCTACTGTGGTAGTGTTAAATATTGCTACACAATTAATTTTTTTGACTGTTATCCAACTAGACAGGATGCCATTGATGGTACAAATAGGCTTACCTTTAAAAAACAATTTTACGAATTACTATGGACATATCGGCAAATGAACTAACTAAATGGGCAAAAAAAAATTTAGAATATATTGGGTACAGGCTTAATAGAGTAAACAATATACCATACGGTAAACGTAAAGGAACAATACAAAAAGGATGGGCAGACCTACAAGGTTACACATCTGAAGGTAAATATGTTGCAGTTGAAGTAAAAAAAATAGGCGATAAGTTAAGTATTGAACAAAAAGAAAGATTAGAAGATATCCATAATTGTCAAGGATTAGTATATATTTGTACTGAAAAAGATAATCAGCCTGTACTAATTGAATGGACAAAAATAAAATTATAGAGCAATATTGGCTTAATGATGAAGTCAATCAGGCATTTGCAAAGATGCAGCCTGAAGAATTGCAATATGATTTAAAGGTTGAAGTCTTTATGGTTTTATTAGAAATGCCTAATGAAAAGTTATTTGGTTTATATGAAAGAGGCGAAATAAGATTTTACATAGTTAGAACTATGCTAAATATGATTAAGTCAGATAGAAGTCAATTTTGGAAGAAGTACAGGAATTATACAGAATACAATGGTAAAGAAGTTGCAGAAGTAGAAAGTAATAGTGTGATAGATGTAATGGAGAAGGGTATTGAAAAACTACATTGGTATCAAAAGGAAATATTAAGGCTATATACTTTTGACTTTAACAAAAATGCAAAGGAATTAAGCCGACAGACAGGTATCCCTTATATGTCAATCATAAGAACTTTAAAACAAACTAAATCTGAACTAAAAAAATTTATTCGTAAATGATTCAAATTATAATAACAAGTGTCTGCGCATCATTATTTTTTAATACTATCCACAACCTACATAGAAAATGGGGACTCAATTTCAAGCCTTTCAGTTGTGGAAGTTGCTTGGCTTCGTGGATTGGAATTGTATTATATTTCGCACCTGAATTGATTGTAAACATTGCATCTGTATTGTTTATATCAGGATTTGTAGCTGCTATTACTGAAACATTAATTTATAAGATATGGAATTAGTAGATAGATTATATCTAAAAGAGCATTATAACAATTACGAAACTTCGCAAAGTGGGTATCTAAGAAACTTAGATTTATCTATAATGAAGACCTATGAAAGTTTATATAGAAAATATATAGACCCTAATTTTATTTTAACTATTTGGTGCGGGAATTGCCGTATGGATATGGTAGTAAGATTATATGCTCATTATCATAAGGTATTAAATGAAGACAACTTATTAATGCAATCAGAAATTACAGAACCAAAAAAGCGTGGTCGCAAACCAAAAACAAATGGCTAATTATATTCATCCAACTGCAATAATAGGGGACAATGTTGTACTAGGGGACAACAATTACATAGGTGCTTATTGTATTATAGGCGATACTGCAGAACATAAAAAGTATTGGGACAAGCCAAAAGGTAAAGTGTTTATTGGCGACAATAATATTATTACAGGATTAGTAACAATAGATGCAGGTACAGAAGAAACTACTATGATTGCCCATAATTGTTTTATAATGAAACACGCACATATAGGTCACGATTGCAAAATACTATCTAATGTAACAATTAGTTGCGGAGCAAAGATAGGCGGTCATTCTACTATCATGCAAAATTCAAACATAGGATTAAACGCAGTATTGCATCAATTTAGTGTAATACAAGAAGGTTGTATGATTGGAGCAAGTGCATTTTTTAAAGGTGAATCAGAACCATTTACAAAATACGCAGGAGTACCTGCAAGAAAATTAGGAGTAAATAAGCCACGATGAACGCAATAATTTATTTAAACTATCAGGATAGAAACATAGAAACATTGTTTCATAACATTAAAAATGCAGGTAAGCATATAGATTTTATAAGCATAATTAATGAGACAGGTATTTCGTATGCAATCAACAAAGGATTAAGACACTTTAACTATGACTATGTTAATTATGTTACGATTATGGGTAATGATATACTAGAACCTGATAATTGGCTACAAACTAGGAATGAGTATATGAACGATAAAACAATAGGAATTTCATCAATTCCTTTAGGTGGCTATAATGGGGATTCTTTAGATTTGATTGGTAACTTTACAATTAGTGCAGATGCAATTAAAAAACTAGGTGCATTTAATGAGCAGTTGGACCCATACGGAGCAATAGATTTAGATTATTGCACTAGATGCAGGGCAGCATGTTTACATACTAAATATATACCAAATGCAAAAGCTACTCATATTGAACAAAATGGTGCAGATGCTTACGGATATAATAAAATGGATTTAGTTAAAAAGACTTGGGATTTGCATAATTCAAATGTATCAGAATATTCAAACGGCACTAAATCATATTACATTCCATTATGAGAATACTAGCAATAACAAGTAAATTTAGTGGAGTTGGCTATCATAGAATTATGATGCCATTAGTCAATATGCAAAAAGACTACTGCTTAATTACAGATACTATTAACGAGGTAGTATTTGACAATAACTATGATATAGTAATATTTAATAGATTCTTAGCTGCAACAGATGCAAAGCTATTAGTTGAAATGAAGTTAAAGTATAACTTTAAATTGATAGTAGATAATGATGATTATTGGATATTGCCGCCTTCACATATCCTTGCACAAAGATACAGAGAAAGCAATATAACAGATATAATTACAGAGTATATGCGAGTGGCAGACCTTTGCACTTGTACTCACGAAAGGTTAGCCGAAGAAATATATAAGTACAATCCTAATGTAGAAATATTACCAAATGCCCTTCCGTATGGAGAAGAACAGTTTCAAGATGATAAGCTAGAATCTGATATGGTAAGGTTGTTTTGGTCAGGGTCAGGTACTCACGTTCCTGATATTGACATTCTGCGCAATCCAATGAAGAAGATTAATTTTCCTGTTAGGACAGTTATTGCAGGATACAATCTAGGTGAGAAGCATCTTTGGGATAGAATGATTGGAGTATTTACTAATGGGTTAAAACTTAACCCGACTATCTACGACTATTCGGAAGTAAGCAAATATATGGGTGCATACGCAGATTCCGACATAAGCATTATTCCTTTAGTAGAAAATAAGTTTGGAGCAATGAAGTCTAATTTAAAGGTATTAGAAACTGCAGCTAAGAAAAACCCTGCAATAGTTAGCAATGTTCATCCATATAAAGATATGCCAGTATGCTATGTTAATAACCAACAGGATTGGTATAAATGGATTAAACTATTGACCTTTGATGAAGCAGCTAGGATAGAATATGGTCAAAAGCTATTCGACTATTGCAATACCAACTTTAACCTTCACACTATAAATAACAAAAGATTTGCTATTTATAATAAATTAATAGGTAATGCCAATACACAAATGTAGCAATGGTAAGTACAGGATAGGTACAGGAGGTTGCGTATATGATACAGAAGAAAAGGCTGCTAAAGTATGGGCGGCTATTTTAGCTAGTGGTAAATATGAAGAAACTTACAATGACTATCCTGAATCTGCTAGTAACAATGCAAAGAGGGCAATAAAATGGGCAGAAGAAAATGGTTGGGGTGAATGTGGAACTGCAGTTGGCAAAGCTAGAGCAAATCAATTAGCTAAAAAAGAAAATATATCTAGGGATACAATAGCAAGAATGGCATCATTTAAAAGGCATCAACAAAATAAAGATGTACCATATTCAGAAGGTTGCGGTGGATTAATGTGGGATGCTTGGGGTGGCACTTCAGGAATTGAATGGGCGATAAATAAACTAAAGCAAATAGATAAGTAATGGAATACTCTATACAATTTGGTAACTTTAGAATATCATTAGGGGTATTAACTGAAACTATTCAATTAGGTATATCAATAGGTTATTCAGTAGATGAATTTGCACAATTACATAAGAGTTTAAACATAGGATTCATATTCGTATCTTTAAACTTTATACTAATGAATGAAAAAACACACTAAACTATATTTAGATTACTTTGGTTATGGCATAGAAGATTTTATCCCTTGTGAATCTTGTGGTGCAAAAGCAGTTGACATACATCACATAGAAGCAAGGGGTATGGGCGGTGATAAAAAGGCAGACAATATAAACAATCTTATGGCATTATGTAGGCAATGTCATTTAGTTATGGGCGATACTAAAACACACATGGAGTATTTAAAGAGTAAACATAAAGATAAATTAAATGGCAAAAGTTAAAAGTGATTCATCCAAAGTTTCATTTGGTAAACGCAAAAGAGGACAAGCTAAGAAGTCTTATAACAAACATACACCAAAACCAAAACCTAGTAGAGGACAAGGCAAATGATAATACTACCTGCACAAATAGAAGGACTAACATCAAGAAAGGATAAGACAATTAAGGTTACCTTTGGCACACAGGAACTATCCCCTGTAGATGCAGCACAGGTATTCCAACTTAACCAAAGATTCTGCTACATAGCTATCAAAGAGGAATCATTTCAGCAAGATGAATTAGATAACCTAGACAGTATTAAAACAGACCTTGACACAAATAAAACCCCATCCCAAAGATTAAGGGGTATTTTATTTATAAATTATCAACAGAACAACGAAGGATACAAAGACTTTAGTACATACTACATAGCAAAGATGGAAATTCTTTGTGAGCATTATAAAGCAAAATTAGATAAATAACAACACAATAGCAGCACAATGGCAGCACAAGATATTATAGAGCATCAATTTCCAAAAGGGGTTTCAGGTAATCCAAATGGCAGACCTAGAAAGTATGTAAGTCTATTAAAAGAACAGGGGTATAAGCTATCAGAAATAAACGATAGCATTCAGGCTTTAATGTCTATGGATGAAGAAGAACTAAAATCAGTTAGCACTAATGATAAAGCAACGGTACTTGAAAAGACTATTGCTAAGGCTATATTGAAATCAATGAGCAATGGCAGCCTGTATTCATTAGATACTTTACTTACTAGAGTATATGGCAAACCAAAGGAACAAATGGATATCAAGTCAGATAATAAAATAGAAGTAATCTTTGTAGATGGTAAAACCATTTTATAGTATCTTTATATTATGATAACAATAACTAACGAGGATAATATAGACTTAATGGCACGTTATCCTGATAAGCACTTTGATTTAGCTATTGTTGACCCTCCTTATGGTATTAATGTAAATATGAATATGGGAGTTAGAAAAGGAGAAAAAACAAAACATAAATCAAAAAAATGGGATAATCAATCCCCTAATCAAGAATATTTTAACGAATTATATAGAATTACCAAAAACCAAATAATATGGGGTGCAAATAATTATTCTAATTTATTAAAACCTTCCTCTGAATGGATATATTGGGATAAATTAATTACAGGAAAAGTTGATTTTTCATCTGGAGAATTAGCTTATACTTCATATAAAGGTTCTTTAAAGTCTTTTAAATTTGCAATTCAATCTAATTATATATTAGAAAAAAGAATACACCCAACACAAAAACCTGTTGCATTATATAAATGGTTACTTGATAAATATGCAAAGCAAGGAGATAAGATATTAGATACTCATTTAGGTTCTGGTTCAATAGCAATAGCTTGTCACGATTACGGATTTGATTTAACTGCCTGTGAATTAGATACTGAATATTACGAAAAGGCACTAGATAGATTAAGTAAACATCAAATGCAACAAAGTTTATTTTAATGCAGATATTTCTACCTAACCCACACGCAAACCAACAAAGAATCTTAGAATGTGATAAGCGTTTTAGGGTAGTTATGTGTGGTCGTAGATTTGGTAAGTCAGAACTATCACAGATACTTTCTGTTACATATGCCGTTAAAGGTCTTTCTGTGGCTTATATAACCCCTACTTATGGACTAGCTAAGGTTTTCTTTTCTAAGCTAACTGAATCCCTAGACCTTCCTAAAAATAAGTCTGACCTTAAAATAGATTTCCCTAATGGTGGGCAGGTAGAATTCTTTACAGGTGAACGACTAGATAACCTTAGAGGTCGTAAATTCCATTTGGTTATTATAGATGAAGCATCCTTTATACCTGACTTAGAAGCAGGATGGCAAAATAGTATTAGACCAACCTTAACAGATTACAAGGGTAAGGCAATATTCCTTTCAACCCCTAGAGGTAAGAATTATTTTTATAGCTTGTTTATGAAAGAGGGTGAAAATGATTGGGCATCCTTTAAATTTACGAGTTACGATAATCCATACATAGACCCACAGGAAATAGATGAAGCTAGGATGCAACTGCCAAATGTAGTATTTGAGCAGGAGTATATGGCTAACCCTTCAGAGAATAGCGCAAACCCATTTGGAAATAAGTTCATTCAAGATTGTATAAGACCAATTAGCAGTCAACAAATAGTAGCATTTGGGATTGACCTTGCAAAGTCTGTTGACCATACGGTGATAATAGGTCTTGATAATAATGGCAATGTGGCTTACTTTGACAGGTATCAAATGGATTGGCATAACACTAAGGAGAATATAAAGAGGCTGCCAAGATGCCCTATATTAATAGATAGCACAGGAGTAGGTGACCCTATCCTAGAGGACTTACAAAGGGAAGGCATAGCTATTGAAGGCTTAAAGTTTACAAGTTCAAGTAAGCAACAACTAATGGAAGGTCTTGCAACTGCTATACAACAAGGCAGAATAGGATTCCCTGAAGGCGCAATTACAAATGAGTTACAAGTGTTTGAATATCAGTTTACGGCTAATGGGGTTAAGTACTCTGCACCTAGTGGATTCCACGATGACTGCGTAATGTCATTGGCTTTAGCGTGGTCTAACTTTAGCATTAGAAGGGGGTCAGGCAGGTATTCCTTTCTATAATTACCGTTCATCCTTATTATTTGCCGTTCATCACAAAGTTTAAAAATAGTTTAGATTATGTACGCAATGTGTATATATCTTACACTATCTTTGATTTATCAAACAAACCAATATGAAAAAAGAAAACAAACAAGCAGTAATTATTCTTATATTCGCATTCTTAGTAGTTGCGATATTTCAAAACATTTAAGGACATAGCCACCTCGATAAATTTTTAATATTAAAATAAAACAAAGATAGTAATTTGGGTAATCGGGGTGGTTTTATTAAATCAAACTATGACAAAAAACAACTACACAATTAGTCAGGAATACCTAATAAGACTAGAGAACGAATGCCTAATAGAGAAGATAGTTAAATTAGAAAAGGAATTAGGACAGAAAGAATTAGATATTAAGATGCTTAAAAAAGACTTACAACTTATACATAACATAAATAAAATATCCTATGAAACCAAAATTTAAACTAACCTGCAATGCGGGTACTTATGAAGCAGATACATTTTATGCTTTAGTTATTGAAGTATTAAAGCATAGGTTTTGGCATTTAAGGACACACGGCAAATGGATAGACTAAAACTATAATATGAAAGCATTAACATTTACATACGAACTTATAAAGTTTATACTATTTAGCATACCATTGGCTTGTTTAGTATTTATAATTGCAGTATCTTTATCTAAAATTAAGGCGATATGTGGCATAAAATAACAGTATGGCATTATCAACAGATGTATCCAATAATTACTAACCCATCTAAAGATTGGACAGAAAAGGATATTGAGAATAAGCTAATATCTATTATAAATAACCTAACTGAAAATCAGGTAACTAATTTACCTAAAAAGCAATTAGATAAATACAGGGCAGAATTGTATTTTTTAAAGGATAACTACGAAGGGCAACCTGTAAATAGAATCTTTGCTAATAAAAGAATATATAAGTTTATTAAAGATTCTAAGGATATTAATACTGCAAGGTATATAGAAAGCAAGTATTTTATGAAAGACCTAATACCTAACTTACATAAAATAGCTGCATCAATAGTTATACCACAAGAACGCAAATGGTTTAAATATGTAGATTTAAAGTACAATTCAGACCTGCATCAAGAGTATGCCAATGATATTTTACACGCTAATTTTAAAGAGGTTTACTTTTCGGTTGTTTTTTTTTATCAAGTATTCAACGATTGGACTCCAATTACAAAGGATTATTTGACGGAGAATCTGAACAAACAGGGTCTGACAATGGACAAGGCAGAAAAGGTGGCAGCAATTTTATGGAATATTTTGGATGGCAATACTGCGCAAAAATAGTATCAGAACACGAGGCAATAGTTCTGCAAGATGTTTACGAGTTAAAGGTTATACATTTTTTAAATACGCTATCATATTTAAAAGCTAAGAATGATTACGATAATGAGCAGATAAAAAAGATAAGATAGTTTTCATAGTTGGATTTTTTGGTTAACGTCCTCACCCCTAAAAAGGTGGGGATAGTTATTTTAGGCATATAATACTATTTATTGGTATGAGCATTAGTAGGAATCAAATAGAAGCACTAAGAGACGGCTATATTCAAAAGATAGGCAGTGGCGACTATAAGGTAGTTAATAGCAAGAAATTACCTATCCTTGAACAGGTTTTGCTTGAATTTGGCTTAGACTTTAATAAGGCTATATTAGATAATTTAGAAAAATCAGGGTCAATTGCTAGTGGTAAACTTACAGAAGTTTCATTTCCTACAATTAAAAAATTTGGTACTAATTATGTTTTAGCTTTAGGTTATCCTTCAGATAGTGAACAGATTAAGTATTTTGATTTTATAAACAAAGGGGTAAAAGGTAAAGAAAGCGGTTCTCCTTCTGATACTCCATACGCATATAAAACCATTTACCCTAATAGGAAAATGGCAGCAAATATATTTACTTGGCTAAATAAAGCTAGGAAATCTGTTAGAACAGACAATGTAACTACTAGCAGAGATGGTGGCGAAAGTCCGACTCAAAAAAAGAAACAAGGATTAAAAAAATTACTGACAGACGCAAAGAATAAAAGAGCTTTAGCATACGCAATATCTGTTAACATTAAAAAAAGAGGTATTAAGCAAACTAAGTATTTTGACAACGCAGTAGCACAGGTATTTGATAAGAAGTTTACAGACGCAGTAGCTTATGCAATTATAAGCGATGCATCGGTAAGAATAGCAGCAAACATTACAAAAGAATCAAAAGGAAAATAATAAAATGGCAATAACAATACAAAGCAGTCCTGCACCATATTCTAGTATGCACGATGACTTATGGTATGTATCAAGTTCAACTAATGTAGGTGAAACTGCATTTAAGTTTGTTTACGATGTTTACGTTAATGGCTCACAGGTAAGCAGAACAAAGGTATATCCATCACCATCTGCAGAAGGCAGTTATGGAGTATTTAACGCATCCCCAATGGTAAGGGCATTTGTTACTAACTACTTTGAACCTTCAGGAAGTTCTATTTTAGTTGCATCTAATGACAAGATTAAAGTTAATTCTACAATACAGGTAGGCGAAGAATATGTAAGCGGTGGTAACTTAGTTACTAGCGCAGGATTAGTTTCAGGCGCATTAAGTGCTTATAACTATTATCCACCATTATTTGCTGATATTTTATTTGTTAATAACAATACCCCTTTAGTCCTATCAGATTATTATGATAACTTACTAATTGAAAACTTTACAGATGATTGGCTAACAGAAAGAGATGCAGACAATATAACAATAGAGTATGGAGACAATTTTTATGCGACATATTTTAAGATTACGGCAGGTACTTATTCTGCATGGATAGAAACTATTAACGAATCAGGTACAGTTTTAGATACGGTCAGTGGTGGAATTACATTTTCAGGGGAAATGAATCTATTTAATTGTCAAGCAGGGCATATTAATACTTTTGCAGGTAGAACTATAATTACTGAGAACACTTATGGATACAATGTTTATTTAAAAAGAGGGGTCGCAATATCTAGGAAGCTACAATTTAAACAAAAGTGCTATCCTAAATACAGGCAATACAACTTGCACTTCTTAAACAGATTAGGAGGTTGGGACACTATGAAGTTTGCCCTAGTCAATAAAAGGTCAACAAGTTTAGAAAGGGCATCATACAGGCGCAATGATTGGCAGCTAACAGGTAATACAATGAGTAATATTGATTCATATAATAAGTACAATGAGACTACTTTAAACTATGCTATTCAGCATAAGGATATGTTTCACTTAGTATCTGATTGGGTAAGCCAACAAGATTACGAATGGTTGGCACAATTATTTGCAAGTACGATTACTTATATGGAGGTGCAAGGTGCATACTTCCCTGTTACAATTAGCAGCACGAATTACGAATACAAGTTAGAAAGTTCGGATAAGCTATTTAATTTTGAAATAGATATTGAGGTTGGTAAATATATAACAAGTCAATTTAGATAATGATTAGTACAGAAATATATGTTGAGGATTATAAATTAGACTTATTGCAAGATATAAGCACAGAGTTTAATTATGCTATCGATGATATTAATGACTTCGGAAGTAGAAACACATCTTATTCTAAGACTATTAATATTTCAGGAACTGCAATTAACAATAGAATATTTGGCTTTGTATTTGATTTAGGTAATGCAAACTTTACAGACAATACTTTGCCTAATGTTAACTACAATTTTAATGCATCAAAGTCTGCTCAATGTAGAATCTTTATTGATAAGGTACAGATATTTAAAGGCACATTAAGAATACTAGAAATAGTAATTGATGATAAGACTATTGAGTATCAATGTTCTGTATTCGGTGAACTAGGTGGTTTTATAAATACACTAGGTAATAAAAGATTAACAGACTTGGATTTTAGCGACTATGACCATACTTACAATATAGATAATATTAAAGCTAGTTGGGAAGTATCAGGTGCAAGAGGTGATAATAATAGCGTAGCATATGGCACAGGTTATTTCTATCCTTTAGTAGATTACGGAAATGTAAGCACTGACAAAGTTAACTTTCAGGTAACTGCATATCGACCTGCTTTGTTTTTATCAGAGTATTTACAAAAGATATTTGCAGGTACAGATTATACTTATTCATTAGAATTGCTAACAGGTGACCAAAACTTATTTAACAGAATTGTTATACCTCATAATCAAATTAATTTAACTAAGACAACAGGGACTTTAAATGTAGCTACAAGGACAACAGAGCAAATAATTACAGGAACAAGTCTATATAGATTTACAACAGTTACAGGTTCAGGGTTAGTTCCAAGCGGTTCAAATAGCGTATTCACATATACAGGTACAGTTTCTACAACCTTAAAAATGGTTTATACATTTAGCGGTGATGCAACAAGTGGTGTTTTTTATATATTAAAAAATGGGTCAAGCGTATATGAATCAAATTTTGTTGGAGGGGTTGGAGAAGACGGAGAATTTGAATTGTTAATAAATACAAACGATGCAATTAGTTTTAGGTTTACTAATACTGCACCTAATAGAGACGACCCACCTGTTACAATAACAGAAGGTCAAGTATCATTTTTTTCAGATGCACTTGTGCCTGTTAATGTTGCCTATGGTGATGCATTAGTTATTAATGATACAATACCAAAAGGTATATTCCAAAGAGACTTCTTTTTAAGCATAGTTAAAATGTTTAACTTATATGTTTACGAAGATACTTGGAATGATAAGAAATTAATTATAAAGCCTTATATTAACTTCTATGATGACACTTATGCTAATGCTTTAGATTGGTCTAATAAAATAGACAGGTCTAAGCCTTTAAGTATTAAGCCTATGAGTGAACTAAATGCAAGGTATTTTGATTATAAGTTTACAAAAGACAATGATTTTTACAATGAGAATTATAATAAAAAATACAATGAAAGCTATGGAGATAGGATATATGATACAGAATATGATTTTAGTAAAGAAACAGATACACTTGAAGTAATATTTGCGCCAAGTGTTTTATATCAAAAAGATGGAACAGATAAGATATATCCTGCTATATATAAAATATCAGATAATAATACTAAAGAAAATTCAATGGATAGTGTTATTAGAATATTACAAATTAAAAAGATAACAGGGAGAACGAGTTACAATATTTTAAGCGGATTGGCTGTACTTGATACAATAACTAACTATGGGTATGGTGGACATCTTGATGACCCATTTGCGCCAAGTAATGATATTAATTTTGGTGTGCCATTTGAGACTAAGTTTAATACTAGCGGCTATCCAATAGCAAATATATTTAACGCATATCATAGTGATTACATAGCAGAAATTACAAGTAAAGATAGTAAGCTACTAACCTGTTCTGCATTGCTAAATACTAATGATATTAATAATCTAGATTTTAGTAAGTACATTTGGATTGATGGAGTACTATTTAGATTAAATAAGGTTGAGAACTTTAACCCTATGGAATACAATACGACCAAAATAAGTTTATTAAAAGTAATTGAAACAACATACTAATGGCAGAAGAAAAATTAAATCTCGAGATAACGATTAATACAGAAGCAGGTTCTAAAAATGTAGATAATCTAAATAATAAAACAAAAGATAGTGTTAAATCAGCCAAAGAAGGACAGGGTGCATTTTCATCTTTAGGTAATACTATTAAATCAT